CTTTGGAATTATCTCAAGTAAAATTGAGAAGTGATATCCCAAGAAGCCACTCACCAGGACTGCCATACAAGCTTCAAGGCTTTAGAACGAAGGGAGATTGCATTCAGTTAGCTGAAACGAAAGTGAAAGAGAAAATTGAATCAAAAGGTCAACCGGAATTCGAAGACTGCATGGCCCATGCCAGGTCTCATTTATCTGAAGCAGGAGAAGACAAAGTCAGGGCCGTTTGGGGATACCCTATGGACATGTATCTCATCGAGGCTAGATTCGTCTACCCTTTGCTGGATAAAATGAAGACTCAAGAAACGGACATCGCGTTCGGTTACGAAATGATGCGCGGAGGGATGTTGCGGGTCGACAGAGCTGCAAGAAAACATTCGTACTTCGTCTGTCTTGATTGGAAGATGTTTGACAAAACAGTTCCAAACTTTGTAATTGAGGACGCGTTTATCTTAGCTGCTGAACTATTCGAGATGACTGAATCCGACAAGATGCAGTTCGAATGGATCAAGAACTACTATATCGAAACGCCTATTCGATTCTCGAGTGGCGAGCGATTGAAGAAGACGGGAGGAATACCCTCGGGTACCTGCTTTACTTCAACAATCAATTCGATTGTCAACCAGATCGTGTGCTCGTACTTATTCAAGCACGTGTACAATTGCGAGCCTGATTGGGAAAAGTACATGGGGGATGATTCCCTTTTCATGTTTAAGAAGAAGTTCAACTATGACGTTGATGTCATGGCTGCGGCAGCAGATTGCGAGCTATCAATGATAGTGAACAGAAAGAAGTCAAAATCTACGGAGATCCGACAAGAAATCGAATTTCTAGGCTACAGAAATGCGGACGGAAAGCCAGAAAAGAAACTTGAAGAATGGCTTTACTCATGGATGATGCCTGAACGCACAGACGCGGATGTGTTTGATGCGCTGAGTAGGACACTGGGACTGATATACGCCAACGGTGGTGTACAGCTAGAATTTCACGAATTGGCAACTTTGTATATTCGAGAGAAACAACGAAGCTGGCCTGAATTCACGGAACGAGAGCCGAAATATTCACCTTCAATGGAAAGAATGCTTTGGGCTTTGGGACTAGAATCTATGTACCACTGGAGTATACCGGACAGATTCGACATGTTAAGTCGAACGATGGTTATCAGGGAACCTCTAGCAAGAGTGATCACACTGGAAGTGATAGATAGTGATGATAATTATGAGGACTGATATAGTAAATGTATGCGAATTATGTAAATTTCGTGTATGTTGAATAAAAC